TAAACGACCATTATTGGGTATTCCACCAATAAGGAATATGTAATAGAATGAGGTTATATGCTACAAAAAATAGGATTCCAACCAGGATTCAATAAACAGATTACAGAGACCACAGCCGAAGGACAATGGGTTGATGGTGACAACGTACGTTTTAGATATGGTACACCTGAAAAAATCGGTGGTTGGTCACAATTAGGAGAATCCAAACTTACGGGAGCTGCAAGAGCTTTACATCACTTAGTCAATAAATCAGGAAACAAGTTTTCAATTATAGGTACAAACAGGATTTTGTATGCTTATACAGGTGGTGTTTATTATGATATTCACCCTATTAAAACTACAACAACTTTATCAAATGCATTTAGTACAACGAACGGTTCGCCAACAGTCACGATAACATTTAGCACGGACCACGGAATACAAGAAAACGATATTATTCTTTTAGATAATTTTACAGCAATAACTAATTCTAATTTTTCAGCATCAGACTTTGATGATAAAAAATTTATGGTCACATCTGTTCCAACAGGAACAACTTTAACTATTACAATGCCATCTAATGAAACAGGTTCAGGTGCTACAACATCTGGTGGAATTAGAGTACAGCATTATTATCCAGTTGGACCCGCAGAACAATTGCCTGGTTTCGGTTGGGGATTAGCTTCTTGGGGTGGAACTGTAACAGGTGAAGCAAATACAACTTTAAATGGAGGTATTAATTCATCAACTACAACTATTGTATTAACTGATGCATCTCAGTTTCCAAGTTCAGGTACAAACTTTATACAAATAGGCACAGAAGAAATTTCATATACAGGTATAAGCACTAATACTTTAACAGGTGTTACTAGAGGAGTTAGAAACACAACAGCTGCAACTCATTCAAATGGTGCAACTATATTAAACAGTTCAGATTACATTGCATGGGGTGAAGCAGCCTCTGGTGATTTAGTTATTGATCCAGGTTTATGGTCTATTGATAATTTTGGAGATAAAGTAATTGCACTAATTCACAATGCACAAGTATTTGAATGGGACTCAAATGCAACGAATGCTGTAACAGTAAGAGCAAGTATTATATCAGGTGCACCAACAGCGTCACGTGATATGTTAGTATCTACACCTGACAGGCACTTAGTATTTTTTGGAACAGAAACAACTATTGGAACACCATCTACACAAGATGAAATGTTTATTAGATTTTCAAACCAAGAAGATATTAACACATATCAACCAACAGCCGTTAATACTGCTGGTACACAAAGACTAGCTGATGGATCTAAAATTACAGGTGCAGTTAGAGGTAGAGATGCAATCTATGTTTGGACAGATACATCTTTATTTACTATGAGATTTATTGGTCAACCATTTACTTTTGGTTTTCAACAAGTAGGAACTAACTGTGGATTAATTGGACAGAACGCTGCAATTGAAGTTGATGGTGCTGCGTATTGGTTTTCAGAAAATGGTTTCTTTAAATACTCTGGTAATTTAGAGACTATGATTTGTTTAGTAGAAGATTTTGTTTTTGATGATTTAAATACAACTGCTAACCAATTAATAAATGTTGGATTAAATAATTTGTTTGGTGAGATTACTTGGTTTTACTGTACATCAGGATCAACTGTAATTAACAGATGTGTAACATATAATTATCAAGACTCATCTCCACAAAGACCTGTTTGGACAACAGGAACTTTAGCAAGAGGTGCATGGCAAGATTCTTCTGTATTTGGTTTACCTCACGCAACTTTTTTTAATGCAAGTGATGATGCATCGTTTGATGTTCAGGGAAATACTGAAGGAAGTACCATATATTTTGAACATGAAAAAGGAACTGATCAAGTAGCTAGTGGAACAGTTACAGCCATTACTTCTAGTATTGAATCAGGTGACTTTGATATTACTCAAAGAATTGTAGGTAATCAAATGACAGGTATTGCTGACTTTAAAGGAGATGGTGAGCACCTTATGAAGATTAGAAGATTTGTACCTGACTTTTTATCACAAACAGGGAACACTCAAATAACACTGCAGCTTAGAAATTATCCAAACAATTCTCAAGCAAGTTCACCACTTGGACCCTTTACAATTACAAGTTCTACTGATAAGATAGACACTCGTGCAAGAGCAAGAGCTATATCTTTAAAAGTAGCTAATACTGGTACTTCTCAAAGTTGGAAGTTAGGTACTTTTAGATTAGACACACAACCTGATGGAAGACGATAATGGCAATAGAAAAAAATACACCACAACTTGTAAAAAAAGGTAAAGGTAAAAAAAGACCTGGGTATAGAGGTGGTGGAGCTGATATGGGAGGTGTTGCTGATTCACAAGGTAATGTTGGTCCTGGTGTAGGAGGAGGAGGTCCTCCTGGAAGTGATAATTCTGGGCCAGATGATAGAAGTTCTAAAGCACAAACTGCTGCACATAATGCAGCTGTGGCTGCAGCACAAGAATCTAATAGAGCAGAAAATGCAAAAAATAAAACTAGGTTTGGTTTTAACAAACCAAAAAGTAAATTTGGTGGTGTAGGTGGAATACTTAGTAGTCTACTTGGTTTAGTTAATCCAGCATTTGGTTTGCTTTCCAAAGGTTTAGGATATTTAGGAAGTAAAGTAGGTGATCTTAGAGGATATAATGAAGATGGAACTCCAAGAACCCAAGCAGAATATGAAGCAATGGTTGCTGATAGAAAAATTCAAGGAAGCATAAACAATATGACTGATAGAATGTTAGCAGGTAAAACTTTTAGTCAAACAAATTTAGATAACTTGATGGGAATGACTGATAGATTTGGTAATCCATTTGGTACTAATTTAGGTAACATTGATAATGTTAGAGGAAGTAATTTAAGAGGTATATTAAATTCTGGTGTGTCTACGGGTGTTACACCAATAGGTGTTAATGTACCTACGGGTATTCAAACTATAGATGTAGGTTATAATAATCCAGCTTTTGAAAATAATCTTATGGCAGGCCTAACTAAGATGCAACAAAAAATGTTATCGGGTCCTCAAAAAAATTTAAGAGACATAATGGGTACTTCTGATCAAGAAATATTAAATAATATTTCTCCATTTAATGATCCTAATGATCCAGCAACTATTGAAGAAGTACAAAGTTTTTATACAACATAATGGCAAAGATAACCGTAGTATTTACAAGACCCAATAAAGAATACAGACAGCAAGATGCTGATTCTTTAGTTAGAGATTTAGATGGACTGATTGAAAAATTAAACTCAACTTTCCAACAAGATTTAAGAGATGAGCAATCAAGGTTTACTTGGTTTACCTCAGCAAGCTCAGGAGTAAATAATGGCTAATAGATATAAAAACTCACAGTTTGATTTAACAACTACTGACGCTACAGATATTTATACTTGCCCATCAGAGTCAAGAGCTATTATACAAAATATACAAGTTGCAAATGTAGGTGGTTCTAATGTAGAATTAAAAGGTTTTGTATTTGATAATTCTGCATCAAAAGCTTTTCAGTTTGCTGAACAAACTATAAATACAGGTACATCCAGATCATTAAATAATGGTACAGTTATATTAGAAGAAAGTGACAAGTTACAATTACAAGCAGCAACAGCCGACATATTTGAAGGCACAGTATCAATATTAGAATTTGATAGAACATAGGAGAAAAATGCAAGTCTTAAAACCAGAGAAAATAATAGAAAAAATAACTAACCTTAAAACAGGCGAGGAATATAAGGACGATAATGATTGGAAATCAAAGGGAATACCTGAAGAAGATATTCGAAGAGATATAAAAGTTCTTATGCCAAGCCTTGATATTTTTGGAGAAACGAAATAAGATAGATAAATTATGGCAATTTCAAGATCAGATATGAATAGACAACTCTACGATGAAGGTGGAATTATTACTTTAGATCAAGCTAAAGAAATGGCTCCTCCAGGAGAATCACTAGCTTATATTAATCCAGAAGAAGCTGCACTTTTAAAATCATTAGGTGGAGCAGGAGAAGATATTAACGGAACAGGGATCAAGTCATATTTTTTAAAAAAAGTTTTTAGAAAAGCTAAAAAAGCTGTAAAGAAAGTTGCTAAAAGTAAAATAGGTAAAGCTGCATTATTAGCAGGATTAACATTTGGTATACCTGGAACACAGTTTGGTGGTCTTGCAGGTAAGGGTGGATTAAGTTCTTTTTTTGGATCAGGAAGTTTTAATCCATTAAAAACTGGGTTTGGATATAAAAGTGGTTTAGGTAATTTATTAGGAAAAGCAGGTTTAGCAAAAGGAACGTCTTTAACAGGTTTAGGTAAACTTGCAGGTATTGCTGGATTGTCAGGTCTTGGTGGACTAATGGCTGCTGGTGAACAAGATGAGGATGATGAAACAGATATTAGTAAATTAGATAGAGGTGGAGGATTAGACATTGCAGATATAGTTAAACGTGCAAGATTGCAAGACTCTGAATTTAGATTTTTACCTGGTGCAGAATTTACAGATGCCTACGCTGCAGAAGGTGGAAGAATAGGCAAACAAGAAGGTGGTGAAGTAAATAAAACAATTTCTATGATAAAAGATATGTTAAATAAAGGAATGGATGATAGCACTATTTCAAGTATAACGGGAGCATCTCAAGAAGAAATAAACATAATTAAAACTAAACAACGTCAAGATAAAGCTAGAGGTGGAATTACAGAACTAGATGCAGGAGCACCTGATATAAAATTAGAGGGAGATGTAAAACCAGAAAACATGAAAATGGCTCGTTCTAATATGATGAACAAAAGAAGAAATGCTCTTCAAGGTGCATTTGAAATGGCTTTAGAAAAATATATGAGTAATAATAATGTTGATGTTGTTCCAATAGATATTCAAGAAGGTATATTTAATAATCTTCAAAGAAAAATGTTAGGTAGAGCTGAAGGTGG